GTATAAACATCGTGTACTTTACTGTCGAGGTCCGGTATTGGATCTTCTGGTTTTTGAGTGTAAGAAAAGAGAGAGATGTGTAGACCCGTGATTTTTAAGTCAAGGTTGCCATGTCGTTTTGCAGTTGTATAGAATACGTAGCTACTGTCAGGCTTTTGACAAAAAACGGGTCCCAGTCTCCACCAAATCCCACCCAAGCCAGAAGATACAATACTTTGACCTGGTTTTGTTTTGGTGACAGGAGACCTGAAGTGCGGAAAAAGCCCTCGCACAACTGGTCTCAAATTTTGGGGGTTGACGGACAGCATCCAAGGCAGTTGCCAATTGGGATTCGCCGTTGGTGCCAAATGGTCCGTCGATGTTTAGGGTTAGGTTTTTGACAAGAGGCCTAATCTCTTGGGGCAGGCGCCGTGGATCATTAATCGATCTGACGGTCTTATTGCCTACCACTTGGTTGCTCTTACGAGCTGAAGGGGTGTGCAGACACTCGGCTTGACGTTAGTGCTACAACTTAGCATTTTACCCCGGGGAAAGCTGTGCCAGTGCCAGCACAGCTTTATTTTGTTTGTATTATCCTGGGCGTAGTGGCACTCGGCTGGATACGTTAGTGCACCAACTTTCCGGTTGCCCAGGTGTGGCGATGCTCAGCAATTGCTGGCTTCGCGTGCGTGTTTGTGTATAAACATCGTGTACTTTACTTTTGATAACTTGTACAATTACGCAGAATGGCAGGTACAATGCCAATCTGCGTGGAAAGTGCTCCCACCCCTGAACGAACGGCCGTAGTGGCCGCATCGAGAGATGGTGAGACGAGTAGGTACCAGAGCAAGGCAAGCCGTGCATTCCTGGAGCAGTAGATTGTGCAAACAAGAATAAACAAGAAGGAAGGTACAACAAATGGGTAAACAATAGAAAAAAGAGTGATGCAGAATGCGAGGCCGGCAACGAGTATCTTTGTGGCAATGCCCATAGCAATTGACAGTGCTCGCTTAACGAGATCCTTGGCTTGATGTAGCCTCATCATCCTGCGGTAGCGGAGGCGCCAGCCGCTTGGTTGTGGTTGGGGTTGGCCACCGCTCCAAAGTGGGACGTTGTCTGAGTATTCCAGCGCGGGCTTGCCTCCTCGGACTCTTCTAGCTCGAGCCCGTTTGAGCCAGTCGCGCGGTAACAGGGACTGACCGGGTCCTCTACCCTTACTTGCGTAGTGGTGAGCGGCAGTAGTAGTACCGTAGAAGGCCGCGATAGCAGCGACCCACCACCCAAGTCGTGAGGCGACTGCGCTTGTCACGCCGGCTGCCCGCCTGCCAAGGGTAAAAGTGACGATGGCAGCGATGGTGAAGAAGACTGTGGCGCTGATAGCTCTGGCGTGGTTGAAAGGGTGGCCGGAGTCCTCGTTGCAATTGTTTTGGGGACGCGGTCTCCTAGCCCCCGCTCTTCTGGTGGCCATAGTCGCCTTGGCGGTCTTTTTGATGACCTCCCAGGTTGCTGACTTGTCTTGTTCGGTATGGTAGCTTGGCCTGAGCCAGCTGCCAATGGTCTCACGGACGGCCACAACGCCTCGGTCAAAAAGGTTTTGACTGTCATTTGGGCTGGCAATAGGTCCGCCTGTTGCCCAACCAGAGCGGCCTTCACTGCGTGAGCGATTACCTCCGCCGGCTCCGCTCCTTCCACCGCCCTTGCCCTGCGTTCGAGGACCGGTTTTCGCGTCTGCGGCAATTGTGACGCCAACATCATAACCGGTGTCCTCGATGGGGGGTTTGCCATTTTCATGACGGGCGAAGTTGTCAGGTGCGGTGCGCTTCAGCCACCCCAGAATGTCACCAACATTCTTCACCGCATACCCCGGGGCTTGTCTGACCATGCCCATGGCTTTCTGAGCAAAGTCATCGATGATGTTCTTGGGGGCCTCGGGGAGTGGCGCGGCGTAGACGCCGCGGGTTTTGAAGAAGCGGGAGTAGTGGAAGAGGTAGGGCTTCCAGAGCGTGGCGAAGTGTGGGAATGGGGGTGCGACAATGCCGAACTGTTCACACCTGGAGCGTAGGTGGAACATTGCCCTGATGATTTGGTTGTTGGTGCTGCACCACTTGTGGCTGAACTTAGCGTCCAGCGCACAGCGCTCCAAGTCTGGTGTGACAGAGTTACCGGCGCCAGCCTTCGCTCCATTGACCATCAATGTGATCATGTCGCGGCAGCTGGCTCTCTCCCAACGGAAGTCAACGCATCCGATGTCATCCAGACTGTTAATGGACTGTCCATAAATTGACCGCAGTGCACCAACGACAATGCCGGTTGCGGCTTGGGCCTCCAAATGGAAGCTGGCCTCTAGTAGGTCATCACTGGTGATGACGGCGGCTTCTCGGGCCCGGGCATCTTCCGCGCGTTCTTCATACGCAGAATCGAGAGCATCGCACCCCTCGCCGAGTTTTTGCCTCACACGGTACGCCTTAAACCACGCGGGGTTGCTGGCGAACCCAGTCTGGCTGAGAATGGTAATTGCCATGACTCGAACCGTGCGGATGTGGGGGTATTGGAGCAGATAACTCAAGGCTTTACTGCTCTCAATGTCAAGTCCAGTTTTGTTAAGGAGGGAAACCTCCTGGCCGCAAACGTCTTTGAGTGACGTGTACGCGGAGTCACGTGTGGTACTATGTTTGATGGTGAAGCACCATTTCCCCAATATTTCATCGATGGGGCGCACTGGCAAGTATTTTTCTTTGTGCCAGGTGCTCGTGACGCCGGTTTCGGTGGTGGGCGGACGTGCGCCTGGGTCGTGGGGCTCGCACCTAATAAGAGTGGGTGCATAGTAGTGGGAGAGGTAGTCGATGTCATCAACTCTGTCGGTAATGCGGTATCCGTCAAATGTTTTGGAGCGGATTTTGATGTTGACGCTGGCCATGTTCTGGCGCAGCTGCTCCATGGATTCCGCATTGATGACACTGGTGGTGGAAATGTGGTAGTTGTCATCCCCATCTACTTCGAAGGTGAGGTAATCGTCTAGGTTAGCTTCGAGTGGGATGTTGAGGGTCTTCTTCCAACCCCACTCGTGCAGGACGGCGTTGAGGAATGAGTTCATCCAGGTAAACACGTGCCCACTCATCCGCTGGCCCGGGTTGGTGAATACGAATCCAAGCCTCGTGAAGCACAACGGCCAGCAGACATGTTCTAGGGCTGATTGTATGGCCGGCCAGTGCTCTTTGTCATAGAAGCTGGAGACGAACTCGGCCTCCAGGGCCATGAGAGCTGGGTACATGCTGTGGTCCCACCGTGAGGCGTCGCCGACAGCAGCCACGGGTTCTTCATCTCCCACACACTTGGAAGACCAGTGGTCCCAGTTTTTCTTAATGCGGTCTCCCATCTCTGCAATTGGGGTCCCTCCGCTGGCGTGTTTGAAAAGCTTGGTGCCACCGTAGTGGAGCTTGACGAAGGGCCCAAAGAGCATGTGGTCACAGACTCGTGCTACAATGCTCCCGTAATTGATGAGGCGGGGGCGGGTGTTGTCGCTGACCTTAGATTCAACTTTGTTGTGGACGGTGTTGTAATACTCCACAACATTTTCTCCTCGGTATAGTTTTTGGATGGCCTCCTCGCAGATGTCCTTTGCGCGAGGGTCATTTAGGAAGGCCTCCATGTTAGACCATTCGTCCAACATTCCGGCAGCGCTCTGTTTGTTGATGATGACGCGCGCCTCCTCGAATGTGAACGGCCTCAGTTTGGTGTTAATCTTTGTCCGGATGTGACCTGCGATGGTGTGCAGTTCTTCCAGGACATCAGGGGCTGGGAAATAATGTGGGGCGTCAATGCGATCTTGGATCGCCCCAAGGACCTCCACGCGATCTCTGCTCACTTGCTTGACGGTTGAGCATCGGGGGTCCCACTCCCAGATTGTGTTTGCTGCGCGGTAAGTTGTCTGCTGCAGCATTGTCTTGTCCTCTTGTAGTCGGACATTCTTGTTATATGTTCCCAAAACCTCTTGGTTTTGAAAGACTCGCGCTCTGCTTGCCGGTTGCAGCTTGATCTTGTAGTGAGCGCAGGTTTCTCCGAGTCGGTCGAGCCGGTTCTTGAATTGGCCTTTGAGGCCTTCAAAGCCTGGCCAGCCGCCTTTCAGCTCGACTGGTTGTCGCACTTTTGCGCGATTTGCCTGGCGTGAGAAGTCTTGGTGTTCAGCTTCTTCACTCTTGACCAGAGACCACTCTTTGAGTTGGTCTTCGAACTTCGGGTAGCTGAGCCAGGTCTTCGGGCTCATTGCATGAATGTCCTCGAGCTGCTGGCAGATAGCATCCAACATGTGCCTAACTGCAAAGCTCCAGAGGTAGCGGGAGTTAATGCTCTTGCGCCGCGGGTGGCCCCGTGTTTCCACGAAGACTCTGAAGCTTCCGTTTGGTGCGGTTGGTGACCAATGGATGCGTAGGCCTGGAAATCGAGCAACCTCTTGCCAGAAGCTGAGGTTCCACGGTTGCTCGGTGAAGTAAACACGGGTTTGTAGCGGCGTTGTTTGAATGCCGCTGGTGTCTTGGATAACGTCCAAGTTGACATAGACGAGAGAAGCCGGATGGTTGACGTTTTCCGGCCGGTCCACGACATTTGTCTTTCCGGCCGCGATGGTGTGTGCGGCTACGTCAGTTTGGATGGTGGCAGCATTTGCCGCCTGGGCTATGTAGTCAACTTGGCCTTTGGGCAATCCGAGGCAAAGAATGTCGGCGTGTGTCTTCTTACCGATACATTCAATGCTGCCGTCGTTAGCGATGCGGTAGCCGACAAGAAGCTGGAAGGTTTTGTCCGCATCTGCCGCAAGGGCCCAATCGGCACCTATTTTGGGGTCTGCGGGCATGCACCTGCCTGCGCGCCTGCTGGCAGGGTTCTCCGCCATCTCTTCCACGATGTTCTTGTGGAGGAGGAGCGTGTTAACGGGGGCGGCCATGAATGGTTTGTCCTGTCTGTTGTTGAAGAACGGGATGCTCTTTCTTGCAGGATCGAACTTGGCGCCGAGGGGGTGTTGACAGCTGTTGATAGAATCAACGACTGTTTGGGGAGCGATGGTGCTGGTGATAACATCCAGCTGTCTAAGCTCCTCCTCGACTGATGCCAGAGCACTGTTGAACTGCACCCTGGGCCCCGTTCTATCTCCAGTTCCTCGCCTGATGCTGTCATAGACGTACACGGGAATGTACGCCTCTTTCTGCCGGTGACGTGGCAGGACACCAGGGATGGTGAGAACAAATGGCTTGGCCGCTGTGTCATAGTCTTTTGGAATGAGCTTGATGTACTGCTCATGTAGTCGTGCGGGCCATACACATATGAAACGTGCTGGGCTCTGTGCAAAGATGGATTTGCACACTCTAGAGCCCAGTGTGGCGTCTTCTGGTCGGTTGTAAGGCGGGTTGCACACCACTATCTGACCCCTGAGCTGCTTGCCCAGGCTCATGACGTCCCGCTGCTCAATGACAACTTTTACCGGGCACTCGGGGCGCTGGTAAAGATGGCGCAGCTGCTCGATGCAGTGCACTGAGATGTCAGAGAGCCAGAGTGGCGTGCGATTTTGGTAGGCGCAGAGGGCTGTGAGATGGCCCAGTCCTGCACACGGCTCAATGATGAGTCCAGAGCCGTTGGTTATGTCTGCGACATACCTAGCAATGGCGTTGGAAGATGCCACCTGCTGGTATGTGTCGATCTCGCTCTTTTCCCAGGTTCCAGGGGTCACTGGGAGTGGTAGCGGTGAGTCGTCGTATGTGAGGTTGCCCAGATTGCCTCGCATGGCGGCAAGACGCTCATGCACGATGTAGACGGAGGTACACTGGGCTGCAGCGGCACGTTTGCGGCATTCATTGACTATTGCCCGCGCCGTGGTCTCTTTACCGCCGATGACTTTGGCGGTTTTCTTATGGCGCACTCTGTATGCGACTGTTTGGGGTCGCTGTTCAACAGGGGAGGTGGTGTTTTCCCTGTCGTTGTCGCAGTTGTTTTCAGCGTGGACCTCACCCACAGCACCGGTGCGCTTGTGCTCGTGGATGAGAGCTCGGATGTACTCGAGCTTGTGGGGTTTGCCAAGCCTCACGTCCTCTTCAAGGATGGGACGGCGCTCCGCACACTGATAGTCGATAAGGAGGTCGAGGGCCATACCCGACACCCCCTGTTTTTGTATACCGCGCAGGGCGGCTATGCTGTCTGCAAGGTCGAATGCAGGGCTGGCCGAGCCAATTGCATACGACTTCATTAAAAGTTTCTGGCGGAAACGGTTGCAGTCCGCCTCAGTGGCAATAGGCTCAATCTGTACAGCCGAAAGTCCCCTGTTGTCCTGTAGGTATTGCAAGTACCTGGTGGGCACTGGGTACCTGGCCCCAAAAATGCTGCTGACAGCAATCTTAATGCCCCCGCTGATGGAAAGCGCAGGTTTTATGACGTTGTTCTTGGGTACTGGGAGGCACTTCCTTCCCTCATCATAGATCTTCTTAAGAGCCGGAAAGTCTAACAAGACATTCCGGCTAACGAAGTGTGGAAGGAGCTCTGACTTGCCGCACCCGACAGCTTCCAGGGCTTCGGATGCCTTCTGAAGAACTTGCTTGAGGCGAGGCCTCACTTGGGCATTAAAGCCGCGATCCTTTGTGTACCCCAAGGTGTTGAGGGTATACACCGTCACGACTTTTTTGTTGAAGTGCAGACATTGGTAGATGTCGAGACCGCTGTCCATGATGGTGTGGACAAGTGTAAGCGGCCCTGCGTCAGTCAGGAGGGTGGTGTATTCACAGCCGAGCTGTGAATACCCGCTTGCCCCGCGGACTACAATGTCCGGGTAGGTGTCCTTGAGCCAGTCGGCGAGGAGGCCGAAGTGTATGCCACTGACATCTTCGACGGCATACTGAAACACCATGGTGTTCTCAAACATGCTCTCATCGAGGTCGAGCCATGCTGAGATGCCTACTAGGTGTTGGGTGGCCATGGCATTCTGGCGAATGTTGGCGCATTCGCTGGCGAGTCGCTTGATGGCCTCCTCGTCATCACTCTGGCTTAGGACTTGGCTGTAGATGAAGTCCTCGTCGCGTTGTTCTGAGACAGTTTCGATGCGGAACATGTCCGCGCTGCCATCATTTTCTTCGAGCTCATCATAACCGGGGACGCTCTCAACGCCGAAAAGAGCGCAGAATCGCTCTTTGACCCAGCGGAAAGCCTCGACGATACAGGCTCCAAAGGCGGCGATGCCTCCGGCGCAAGATTGAAAGAAGCGCACAATGACACAGTGTCTCCAGCGTCGAGCATTGACTGCTTCAGTGACGTCTACCTGGACGCCCTTCACAACCGCTCCGAGGCAGCTGAAGAGGCCGCTAATGGCTGTCAAACAGTTTTGTTCGCCTTCGATTGTGGGTGTTTGAAGGCGACCGCTAATGTAGCGGGCACTGACCTGAGCGATGACGCTGCCCAAGGCCAAGTAGATTGGGAGACCTGCCCCTGCGGTGACCGATTCGTAAACAAGGCCTTTGAGGCTATGTTTGGTCACATTGCGCCCCTCGAGGAGCTCGAGCACGGCGTTCCAGCCAAGCAAGATCCCAACACTGATGGACGTGCTGGGGGCCACCACAAGGGCCGCGATAGATAGGGCAAGGTCAATGTAGTAGTCAATTTCGGCATTTTCTTCAAGTGCCGCAACTTGTTCGCCGTTTTTGCCGGCTATATAGTATCCAAGGAGCGTTCGGAATCGCTCATTGTATTTGCAAGCCGTTCTTATGGCTGCGAGGGTCGCTGTAGCTACGATAATGGTGACCATTTGGGTAGGGCCGAGGCCTGCCATCTCTACGAGAATAGTGATAGCACTGGCGGCTATGTCAGAGATGTTCGCCATATCGGCAGGACTCTCGACGACGCGGCGGAAGATGTGGTACAAGCGCTGCACCACGATGACGGTGCTCCCATGGGAGCTACCGATGACGACGCCACTTGGTGACATCGTGCTTGTCAAGGCGGCCGCAGCATCTGCGCTGCTGGCCACGCGCATGCTGGCAAGCGCCGTGCCGAGGGCCACGGAGCCAGCGAGGAGGTAGGGCGTGCTGCCCACTCTGTAGCCATTGACTATAGTGCTGCCGACTGCTATGTGTTTAAGGCCATATGTGAGCGTGCTGGCGAGCACATTGTTTAGCAGGTATCCAGGATTGGCGCACATTGCCATCACTAGAACGGCTGCGCCAGCAGCGGCATGGTCGCCCAGCCTGCCCACGAGTTGGTCCCACACGAGTGGGATCCCTCCGGCGACAACAACGCCGCCCTTCCACCATGCCACAAGAGTGGCCGCTGCTGCTGAGGTGACGCCTTGTGTCGTGAGGTAGGCACTCAGCTGTGTGGCATATCCTGCCATCGCTGTCTTTGTGGCAACGGCGGCGGAGGCGGCTGCAGCGGTTGCTGATGTGGCGGCAGCCATGACTGTGCCTGCGGTAGCCACACATTCTCCGTGTGGCTCGGCTTCTGGGCCCTCTTCTTCTGAGCGCTTCTCCACGCCAATGGCCGCGAGTTGGGTCTTAACGCGTTGGTACGCATTTCGGTAGTGTTCCTGGACCACCTCTCTGTCTTGGTTGATCCTCCACTGGGCCTCATATTCGGCCTCCTCCCATCCGGCAAGCGGAGGGGTGGTATCATGGCACTTCACCCAAGCGCAGAATAGATCAAACCAGCCTGCGCCTCTGACAGTAACAGCATTCTGCTCGTGCTGGCTCACGAGCGAGCTGGGCTCAACATGTCGCGCCGCAGCGGCGGCGGCAACATCGGCTTTGTCAAAAATAGTACTGTAGACAAAGACCCCCATCACTCCGACAGTTACTTGCCGTAGGTAGCGCAGGGCGCTGCTGTTGACGCCGTGGACAGCATAGTGGCAGCTACTGCGGATGGGGGAGTCCACATTTAGGACCCTCTTAAAGAGGGGATTAGTGGCCAGGATGTGGGGGTCGAGGTGGCCTGCCGCAATTTCAGAATCGGAACGGCTGTAGCCCAAAATGAGGTCGTACTGACACCCCCATGCCAGGTCCAGCCAGTTGTCGCTGGGGAGAATCCACATATTGACGGGCGTGGCAAAGCTTCTGACACTTGCCACGAGCTCACCCAGCGCTGTGGCGGTAGCTGCGGCCAAACCCAATGTGCCAAGCATGACAGTCATTGAGTTCTTCTCCTCTTGCGCTTCGTCGTCATCTTTGGCATTCAAAATCATGGAGATTTGCGCAATCTCCACGCCCTCTGGGAGGACAGAGGGTGGCTGTGGGTGGACGATGAAGTTTGCGCGGATGGTTTTCCAGCAGGTGTGCTGCTCTTTGATTGCGCGCGCGAAAACCGCTCTGAGGAACGACTCGCTGTATCTTGGTTGGGGTGGGGCGTCTCTGAAGGCAGCTGCTGCAAACGAACTGGGTCCGACGCATGCAAGCGTGAGGAGGCGCCAGAAGCCTTGGTGGACTCCAAAGTGGTCGTACATGCCACGAAGTCTGTCAATAACCTCGCGGGTCTCTGGGCCGCATGGCGGCTCACTGGAAACTGCCAGCCAATGTGCTGCGCAAAGTAGTTTCAGCTCATAGTCAATGGGTTGGTCCGTGGGAAGGTCATTTCCCCTCGGGAACCAGTAGTTTGCGATGTCGGTGGTCCTGCCACACCGCCCGCGCCGTTGGATGGCGCTCTTCTTGGAGATTGGCCGTCTCCTGAAGCAGGTGTTGCCGTTGTCTTCGACTTCGACAACATTCTCTTCCTGAGTGTCCCACACGTCAGTGAGATCATTCAGTGTGATGCCGCTCTCGATGGCATTGGTGGCAACAATGATGGCCTTCCTGCTGCTGTTGAAAGCCTGGATGGATGATGCTCCTGCTGGGTGGTCGCGGTAGAAGGTGTACACCAGCCGCGTGCGGAGCTTGTCACGCAGCCTCTTCGCCACAGTTTCACAGTCATTCTTGGTGGCACAGAAGACCAAATGTTTTCGGCCTTCTCGAAAGGTAGGGAGGTGGAAATAGAGCCCACCGGTGAGCTCCGCCCATTCATGGGCCTGGTCGGCCGTTGGGGCGCCAACTTCGTGGTCGGCGATGGGGCGATCGGCCGTCATAACCGCGCCAGTTGCCGTCATGGTGGCGCAGAAGAACCGCCTGTTCTGGCGGAAAACTTCGCGCTCATGGCAGATCATGACGTCAACAGTTTGGGTGTGGAACTCGTCCATCAGCACAACGCGTGTACTGTGAAATGGCCCCATGTTCCAGTATGTACCATAGCTCATGTACACGATGACCACTTTCTGCTTGGCTTCGCGGTCGATGGCGTCCATGGAGCTGAAGCTCCTCTCGCCGCCAATGGCGGACTCGACTGTGATTTTGCTTGCCAGGCCTCGAGCCGTGACAAGTCCGCGGACGTAGGCTGCGAGCCCGCTGGTGGTGGCGCGGAGTGGGTTGAGTACAACGATGGTGCCGTAGTTCTTACGGTCCACCATCTCCATCGCCAGTTCGAGTGGAAAGAGTGTACTCTTACCACTGGCGGTGGGCGTGACAATGTTTTGGATTTCGAGGGGGCCATCCAGCAACTGGCGAGCTTGGCTGCGCCAGTCCACGGTGCGCACGAGCCCACTGGTCTGTGGACTCAAGACGACATTTTTCCTTCCGTCCTCAACGCCAATCTTGCCATAGATGCCAATAGGTTGGCCGGATGACGCTGAGATAATGGGCAGGCCGCTCCATCCATAGAGTGAGTACTTGTTGTACTCAACAGCCTGCACTTGGCCGTTGTAGTCTTGGGTGAACACAAACCGGTCTAGCCGGCTGTGCGTTGCCTCGTGGCCTGCTGTGGGTCCCTTGACACGCAGCACGATGGCTTGTTGTGCCGCGGGGTTGATCACGAATCCCACTTCGCCAATGTCAGGGGTCTCGAGGGCGACTGACTTTCCGTAAATAGCCAGGTCGTCTTTCTCATTCTTGAAGACGCAGCGGATCAGTGAGTAATCCACCTTGCCTTCGTTGGACACGGTCGGGAGGATGAGGGGTCTGCCCTCTGTCACATGGTAATTTGTGAACACGGCTCCGCGGTGTTGGAAGCAGAAACCTGTGTTCGTGCAGCCCGTGTTGGTCTGCATTTGGAAGATTGCTGGGGCCGCAAAGTTGATGTCGGCATCCTTAAAGAAGCCGTCGAAGCCAATCTTTGCGGCGATGGAGCGGAGAAATCCGATGTCGACGCTAGCTCCCAAGTAGGGCGCGCTCTTCCTGGTGGTGAAGGCGGCCAGAGCCCCTCGCACTGCGAGGGTATCTTCATCTCCGCCAGGCTGGAGTTCATCTTCTCCATAGATGCCAGCCATGGCGATGCGGCGGGCCGTCTCACGTTCAGTGCCTTCATCGTAGATGACGTTTTTCTTCGTCATCCACTTGGGATTGATCGTGAATCCACAGTAGGTTCCGCCTGTGGTGCAGACAGTTTCGTTGACGAGCGTCCAGCGCTCGTTGAGGGTGCCGCTGCGGCCGGCGCAGCACCAGCGGAATTCGTCGTCATTCGGGTTTGTCTGGGTGCACTTGTCAAAGCAGGTACCCTTCTTCCCCCCGGACAAGTCGGAAAGGTCCTGCAAGTGCGCGATGACGTCAGGGGTGTTGGCATAGCGTTCTGGGAAAAGTGTGTGCAGGCAAAGCACTACGTGCTTGCCGAAGTGGAGAAAGCCAACGCCCTGCTGCAGCATAGAAACTGCCAAGAGGGCAAAGCCTTCAGTGGCGTACCCTCCGGAGAAGGCATAGGCCGAGAGTGCAGGGACAACAAATCTAGAGTTGCCCACAGTTGTGTGAAGTTGCCTGGTTACTCTCCAGGTTGGTGTGCCGAAGGCTCCCTTGGCTTTGAGTTGAGCCATTTGCCGCCAAAGTCGGTCGGCTACAAATAAGTGAATGGCTAGTAGAAGAATGGCCGGAGAAGCCTCAAGCCACGCCCAGAGGATGGCGACAAAGTAAGGGTCGCTGGTCTCCTGCACCACGCGGACTAGTACGACAGCCGCAGTGGCAACAGGGTCAGTTTCTTCTGCCTTGGCAGAGATGAAAAAGTATGCTGCTGCAGCCACGAGGACTGCAAGAATGGGGTTATTGAGTGCAAGTACCCAAACAACAAAAGCAGCGAATAGTACCAGTAGGGCTTTGTCGGCCAGGCCGCCGAAGAGTGAGTCAGTTAGTTTCGTGCCGAGTGATCTAAAGTCTGGCCAAGACCAGCTTGAGTACCCGGGGCCAATGACATTGACCTTGAGGCCGGCGATTTTCTGGTAAAACCAGGCTTCTTCTGTGCGGACGTTAACGGTCACGCTTTGATCATTGACCAGTAGTTGATAGGGGCCTGCTTCTTTGCAAAAAACCGAGGTACGCACGCCGGTTTGAGCCACGCCAACAGTTACGTCAATGTCGGCGGCAGTGCACGTTTCGCTTTGTGTGCCCCTGATGGTAAGGACACAGGCCTCTGGCTGCTCGGCGAATGTTATAAGGGCCTGCGCATACCCATCTCGGTCCATGGTCGCGTTAGCGGTTGAGTCGGGCGAGAGAGTGCATGGCCCCGCCTGGACCAGGACACCCTCCACTGAGAGTTCAATGTTGGCTGTAAAGACGGCCTGCTGTTCAACTGGGGCACTCACCGAGCGCAATTGAGCATTTTGCGCTGAGTCGAGAGCACCCCGCCAGGTGGTTGTGCACGGGTTTTGGCACACGTAAGAACAGCTGTTGCCGCCCTCGATCTTCTTGCCAATCATCTCATAGTCGGGGGTTACACCCTCCGCGTAAACGATGATGTCGCTTGGAAGTTGCCAGTCAGCTCCGTACTCATACCAATCTTCCCCGCAGTTGATAAATCGGGTGTGCTGGGCGCTGGCGGATTGGCGTGTGGAGGGGATGCTGAGAGTGACGTGGGCAGCGACGCTGGTCTTCTGTTCACCAACAGTCACCTGCGCCTTGGTGACTTGTCCGGCCTCAGTGTATGTGAGGTCGATTTTTAGTAGTGCAGGTGAAATTTTGTGCAGGACGCACTCTTTCCCTGCATCCCAGTGGATGAAGCAGCGATGCCGCACCCATGTGCCAAAGGCGCAGGCCCCGCACCCAACGCCGAGATAACTATCACGTTTGCCGATGTTTCTCCCGGCATGGTGCGTCTTGGCGAGGATGAGTTCTTCAGCGACAAGATCTTGGCCGCTGAAGGAGGAGCCGCCGCATTTGTAGTCACACAAGTCAGTCAATTCAAAGTTTTTTACCAGCCTGTAGACTGGGACCCGGGTATAGGTCTGTGTGACATTCAGTATTTTTAGTTCGCATGGTACTTTGGTGTTGTTACCCACCTCCCGATACCAGGAGATGCACGTGCCGGGAGAAATGCTTACCTCACCACTGGTGAGGTTGACGTGATAGTTGTTGTCGTAATAGCGGCTGGCTGTGCTGCTGTGCCCAATGGTGTGGACACAGGTAGTACCACCAACGGTGGCGTACGCAAGGAGCGCCACCGCCACTACAAGGAGAGGAGGGAGTTGAAGTCGCATGCCAATGAGAAGCACTGCCACTGTGGCCACCCACCGAAAGGTGGTAGACCCAGCGTTGGCGCTGACATTGACATAGTTCTCAAAAAAGTTTTTTGTTTTTAAAAATTTTTCTCTGGCTCTGAAAAGAGCCGTTTTTGTGGCGTTGAGGGCCGAACGGGCCGCGGATGTGAGCGCAGAAGCTCCCTCACCGGAGACAACGTCGCTCACGTCAGCAATGAGCTCGGAGATGGTTGCTAACTGGCCAGCACAGATGACGTGTTTCCTGTCGTGGTGGTACGACAAGATGGCGTTAGGGCAGTCCTTATTCTGCGTGTGCAGCCATAGAAGGCATCTGGGGTCGCCGCGCTTGACAAGGTACGCCCCCTCCCTGATGATGTAGCAGTTTTCGCCTGCTCTCGGGGGGGGAAAGTTTTCGTCTTCGTTGGCGAAGGCGACCGCAACGAGGCCGGCGAGTATGGCGGGGGTTGGGGGGACACCCACGACAAGACATCCCCCTGTAAACAGGAGGAACGTGCCAACGTGGTAAATGGTATCCCAGTGGGCCCCAGCGTGGTGCTTAAGCGCCGCCCCAGCATCGGTAGCCTTAGCGTGGAGTTTGTTGAAGACTTCACCTGCCTTCTCCACCACCCCGTCAGTCCAGTCAGCCACTGCACGCCTGTGACGATGATGCGCAACCCCCGGGTCACGGTCGTGCTTGGGGACACACATGACAAAGTAACCCCGGGCGTTAAATTGGCCGATGGCCCGAAGGCCACGCGCCACGCATTTGCTGACCTCACCGTCAATGGCGACGGCCAGCGTTGAGCTGGCGGTGAGTCGGCTGTCACAGTCGAGATACGAGAATCCAGTAACTTCCCGCCATGCGCGAGACCAATGGACATTCGAGGAGTAGACCTCGAATGAGGTTGTGTCATCACAGGCCCACACAGCTGCGTTGCGACATGCGAGCTGACGGCAACCGTGTGCCGCTGTGGGTTGAAAAAAAGTTGTCAAAAAAGCGGCAACAAAAAGAAAAGTGCCGGTGGTGGGCCGCTTAGCAGTGAGTAGAGCAAGCAGAAGGCTTGCGGGACGGGCGGTGATGTCATGTTGTGGCCCTAAAAAGAGCCGTTGATTTTGGTGCTGGCCTGGCGCTCGTCCACGCCGCGGTGGAGCCGGGGTCTTGCCGGTGTTGGTGTGGCTGCGGGTGTTTTCAGCCGGGCCACCTGTTCCGGTGTCGGCAGGCCCACCTCCTGGCGGTCCTCCTTCATCGTCGTCCCCGTCACTGCCATCAAAGTGATGACCGCCTGCTTCGTCACGGCAGGTTTTTTGTTGGCGGGGCGGGGGAGTGGTGGTGCGAGAGCCAGAGTCAGAATCAGAGTCGTCATCACCTGAGGGAGGGTCTCTTTTCTTCCCCTCCACAGAGCAGCTTTGCGCGCCAGACGAGCCAGGTAGTGGTTCTCTGCGCCGGACACGATGTCTAATAGTGTCCGGCACTATGGCGGCCAGCGCTTGACCTTCCCCCCGGTATGTGACATCGGGGGTGAGGGGGCCCAGCGTATTGGGGTCAATTGCCCAATTGACTTGTTCCACTTGCGCCTCTGGGTCTATGCCGGCGTCGCTGTCATCATGCTCGGGTGGGAGGGGTTGACGTTGCACAGCGGCTACATGAGTGGTCAGCCAGTTTTCGCCAGTGAGGTCAGTTTGCCCTCCCTGGTCGTCAATCTGAATGCAACAGTAGAATGGCCACCAGTGCCAGTCTACGTCGTCAACAGTGACGTTGACGGGGTCACGGGCTCCAGTGTCGTTGATCATATTGGTGCCGACGGTTCTGGTGGTCCAGATGGCGTCAGCATCAGTGATCAGGGGGAGGAGGGCGAGGGCTGTTGCCATTCGCCGCTTGGTCCGGAAGACAAAAATGAGCGCACTCGCGGCGACGAAGACGGCGAGTCCGCCTGCGCATTCGAGCGCCAGTTTGACTACACCAGGGGCTGAGCCGGACGCAGCTGATGCCAAATAGGCGGATGTGGGGACCGGGCGAGGGTCTGGAAGGCAGGGGTTGGACGTGAGGTGGTCGCCAAATCGATACCAGGTGCCTTTCTTGCACCCTACGGTATCCGCGGGATGCCAGCTGCCAGCGTCGACGGCTTCCTGCACGACGTTCACCGCTTCATGGAAGCGGCACTGTCGCGCGCAGAAGGGTTCTGTGGCGGGGGGGGGGGCGGGGGGGACAGCCGCCAGATAATCGTCAAAGGACACCTGAGCCCTACAAGCGTGCTTTAGGTACTCATGGTGCTGGAGATGGCAGCACGTGTGGTTGGAAACGGGGGAGCTATCAAACCACACAAGTTCGCGCCATCTGTCTTTCACCCAACTGTCGAACCTGTTGGGGTCGCAGCCGGGCTGACGAGAAGGGGGGATGTTCCACACCCCATGGAAAGAGTAATTATACCCTTGCTGGGCGAGCCAGCGGGGCATGTCGAGGCCGGCAGCATCTGGAAACCAGAAGACTGCGGAGTTGTTGCCCAAGAGGGCTGAAGAGTAGTAAAAGAAAAAGGCAAAAATGATAAATGGGAGAAACATGTTGCTGGCAAACAATCGAGTAACAGTAGCTCAGCAAGAGTTAAAGCGAGGAAGCCCCCGCCAAAAGGCGGGAGCAAAAGTAGTACTAAGCCGCAAGCTTAAGCACAAAGAGACAAGCGTGCAAAGCAAAAACGGCCGGAACACAAGATTAAGTCACGCAAGAAGCAAAGCCAGGAGATCACCACTGACAAGAGACTCTGAATAATCAC